CCTGGTGCTATTGTACAGAATGTATATCCAGCATCACAGAGTTCCTTAAATATCAAGAGTTCACAAAGATACAGACCAGAAAGATTGGGTTGGAGTGATTAATGGCTCAGTGGAATAAGAATACACAAGACTTTCTAAACCAAGAAAGGACACTTTTCGAAGTATTTAATGTAGCAACAATTGATGGACAACAAGTAACAGAAACAAATCGTTTTCCAGTATCTATTGGAAATACTACAGTTTCTATAGGAAATACAGTATCAATTAGTGGAACTGTCAATATTGGCACGATGCCAGAAGTGGAAATCAAAAATGATACTGGCAATCCCATTCCAATAACTGGAACAGTTGCAACTAGTCCACCAGTAGGAACTACAGATGCTTTTGGAAGAACAAGAGTATCAAATCCACTTACTCTATTTGATAGTTCTCACAGATATAAAGACAATAATCTTTGGGAGAGTTTGATTGTAGGCACTGGTTCTACAGTTGGATTTGTAACTGCTCAAGGATTAGTCAATATTGGTATTGGAACTACTGCTGGTTGCTCGGTAATTAGAGAGACCACAAAGGTATTCTCATATCAACCAGGAAAATCTTTGCTTGTGTTGAATACTTATGTTCCTGCTGCACCAAAAGAAAATCTAAGACAGAGAATAGGATATTTTGGTGCTGATAATGGAATGTATTTTGAGATTAATGGGACAACACCTTATTTTGTGGAGAGAAGTTTATCTACTGGAACACAAACAGAGGTAGCACAAGATGATTGGAATATTGATAAGTTAGATGGCACTGGGGTTTCTGGTGTTACATTAGATATTACCAAAGCACAAATTCTTTGGATGGATATTGAGTGGTTAGGTCTTGGCACAGTCAGAATGGGATTTGTGATTGATGGGAAGTTTATTCACGCACACTCATTCCATCACGCAAATAGAATTCAATCAACTTATATTACAACAGCATCACTTCCTTTGAGATATGAGATTGCTAATACTGGAATTACTACAAGCAGTAGCACTCTCAAACAAGTTTGCTCTTCTGTAATTTCAGAAGGTGGTTATGAATTGCGTGGATTGCAGCAGGCAGTGAATACTCCAATTACAGCACCAGTAGATTTACCAACTCCTGCTGGCACCTATTATCCTGTCATTTCTATTCGTCTCAAAACTTCTCCAAATAGATTAGATGCGATTGTAATTTTGACCGCACTATCACTGATGGGCACTGGAAATGGACCAGAATACAACTGGCAAGTGAGAGCATCAGCAACTACAAGTGGAGGCACTTGGGTCAGTGCTGGTGCAGATAGTGCTGTAGAATATAAGATTGATGGAGGAACTGTGAGTGGTGGAAGAATTCTAGCATCTGGTTTCTTCTCATCATCACAGCAATCTTCTGCAAATGTAGATATTCTGAAAGAAGCACTATTTAAGTTTCAGTTAGAAAGAAATGGATTGACTGGAACTCCTTATGAATTGACACTTGTATGTGCCACTAATAGTGCTGGTGCTGATGTCTTTGCTTCTCTGGACTGGGAAGAAATTAGTAGGTAATTTATTATGAGTGATAGCATTTATCTTGGTAATCCTAATCTAAAAAAAGCAAATACACCGATTGAATTCACAAAAGATCAAATTGTCGAATTCATGAAGTGTAAAGAAGATCCAGTATACTTTGCAAGAAACCATGTAAAAATTGTAAACGTTGACCAGGGTTTGATACCTTTCAAAATGTATGATTTCCAAGAGAAGTTAATTAAAAACTTCCATGGAAATAGATTTAATATTTGTAAGATGCCTCGTCAGACTGGTAAGTCTACTACTGTTGTATCTTATCTACTTCACTATGCGGTCTTTAATGACAACGTAAACATCGGTATCCTTGCAAACAAGGCATCAACCGCTAGAGAGCTGTTAGAGAGGCTTCAGACAGCCTATGAGAACCTTCCTAGGTGGATGCAGCAGGGTATCATTGCCTGGAACAAAGGTAGCTTAACGTTAGAGAACGGATCTAAGATTATCGCTGCATCGACATCTGCATCTGCTGTTCGAGGCATGTCGTTCAACATCATCTTCTTGGACGAATTTGCGTTCATCCCAAACCATATTGCAGACGACTTCTTCAGTTCTGTATATCCTACTATTTCATCTGGTAAATCTACGAAGGTTATTATTGTTTCTACCCCCAAGGGTATGAATCACTTCTACAGGTTGTGGCATGATGCTGAGAGAGGTAAAAACCAATATGTAACCACAGACGTTCATTGGGCGGAAGTTCCAGGTAGAGATGCTGTCTGGAAAGAACAGACTATTGCAAACACATCAGAGCAACAGTTTGCACAAGAATTTGAGTGCGAATTCTTAGGATCGGTTGATACTCTAATTTCTGCTGCAAAACTCAAGGCACTCGTATATGAGGATCCTATAAAATCTCACAAGGGTTTAGATGTATATGAAGATCCAATTGAAGATCATAACTATATTTTAACCGTTGACGTTGCACGAGGAGTTTCTCACGACTATTCAGCATTTGTTGTTTTTGACATTACAAATTTCCCCTACAAAATTGTAGCAAAGTATAGGAACAATGAGATTAAACCAATGTTGTTCCCAAACATCATTGAACAGTTTGCAACGGCATACAATAAAGCATATGTTCTAGTTGAAATTAATGATATTGGTGATCAAGTAGCATCAATTATTCAGTTTGATTTGGAATATGAGAACCTTCTGATGGTTGCCATGAGAGGTAGAGCGGGTCAATTAGTTGGACAAGGTTTCTCAGGAAGCAAGTCTCAATTGGGACTCAAAATGAGTAAAACAGTTAAAAAAGTTGGCTGTTCAAATTTAAAAACTATGATTGAGGATGATAAGTTAATCTTCTCAGACTACGATATCATTAGTGAGCTTACCACATTTATTCAAAGAAATCAATCCTTTGAGGCTGAAGAAGGATGTAATGACGACCTTGCAATGTGCATGGTTATTTTTGCATGGCTAGTTGTTCAACCCTACTTCAAGGAGATGACGGACAATGACGTTCGTAAAAGAATTTATGAAGAGCAAAAGAACCAGATTGAGCAAGACATGGCTCCATTTGGATTTATTATGGACGGCTTGGAAGAGTTCGATGGTTTTGTAGATAAACAAACTGGTGATCGATGGCTGATTGCCAGTGATAAAGAACAGCGCATGTGGCAAGAAACTTGGAACACTGATGAGTATGGAGATCGCTCATACATGTGGGACTATCGATAATGGATATCGGTACGCAAATAAATTTAGAACATCTTTTATTTGTAGATAGAAAGTGTAGATCATGTGGTGAAACTAAAAGTTTAATAGAAGATTTTTATCTAATTAGGAAGAGTCGAGGTTTTATACCATCTTCATATTCTTATGAATGTAAAAGCTGCACAATAAAAAGAATCACTTCAAGTAGATTGGGAAAAGATGTTGGTAAATGGGAATATCCTGACTGGTAGGTTGTTCGTGCATTGTTTCCCCATTTAAAAACGACATTTTAATAAATAATCTTAGAGAAATGAAGAACTACTAGAGGAATCCAAATGGCTTTAGGTTTAGTTTCACCTGGAATTAAGGTTAGGGAAGTCGATTTAACCGTTGGCAGGGTTGATTCTGTTAGCCAATTGACTGGTGCTATTGTTGGACCTTTTGAAAGAGGCCCAGTTGAGCAGGCAGTTTTGATTGAGAATGAGAAAGATCTTGTTAATGTTTTTGGTAAGCCAGCAGAGAACGATAATCAGTACGAATATTGGTACAGTGCATCTAACTACCTATCTTATGGTGGTGTTTTACGCACTGTAAGAGCAGATGGTGCAAATCTGAACAACGCTAACGCACCAACGATGGCTGGAATTGGTTCCACCACCGTAAAGATCAAGAACTACGAAGACTACACTTCAAACTACACAGAAGCTTCTGGTTGGTATTATGCCGCCAAGGATCCTGGTGTTTGGGCAAACAACCTTAAGGTTTGCGTAATCGACGCTTTTGCTGATCAAAGACTACTTGGAGTTACCACTGGCGTAAGCACTTCAACTACAACCGTAGTTACTGGAATTGCAACTACCGCAGGTACTTTTAGTGAAGCATTTGATGCTAGTGTTGGCGTTGATACCACTGGTCTTGCACTAAATG